GTAAAATTTATGTTGACGATATCGGGGTTGAAATCCGGTTAGATGTGGGTCAATCGCTCACCGGGGCAACTGAACTGAAAATTAAGGTCGAGAAACCTGACGGCACTACAGCGTCATGGACAGCGACGGCGTACTCTGATCAGGTGATTACCTACACGACTACCTCATCAGGTACCCCGGCGGTAACTGACCTGAACATCGCCGGGAAATATAAACTGCAGGCGTATGTCAAATGGGGCGATGCGTCCGTGCACAGGGGTGAGACGTATACGATGCGGGTATACGATCACTATGAATAAGTCGCCCAGGGTGGACGCCCGGGACTGCCTGAAATGCGGGAAATGTTGTCTGGAGTTTAAGATCCGGTATCCCCTCGGAATGACAGAGAGCGAGATCTATGAGCTGGTATTCATGACGCAGCGGGTAGGGATATCCGCCCGGGCGGAACCGGATGATCGCCGGGACTGCACCTGGCTAATATTTGACCATCCCTGCAAACACCTGGACACTACCGGCGGGGAGTATCGGTGCAAGATATATAACGAACCGTCAAGACCGCCGAACTGTGCGTGGTTCCCTTACCCTGACGCCACGGAAGAGGACTGTCCCCATCTCATCAAGGAGAACGTGATACCATGAACCAGTCCGTGCGGGTGGACCCGGATAACTGCCAAAAATGCGGGTGGTGCTGTTGTGACTACGTTGCCAGTTACCCAGGGTTAGGGATGGAGACGGAGTACCGGATCCCGGACGGCCTGATCGACCAGGACGCCCCGCCACGCCCACCGGAACGCGGGCCGGGGTATTCGGTGACGTTCCTGGGGCAATGCCGATACTTGATAAAGGACGGGCCGGTATGGAAATGCCGGATATACAACGAGCCTGAACGGCCAGACTGTTGTGCGAATTACCCGTATGAGACTACCAGCGGCATGAACTGCCCGTATATAATAAGTGGAATAGTGGGGGAATGATATGGCAAAGAAGAAGATAACTGAAGAGAAAGGCGAGACGTGGTTAGTCAGCGCTGATAACGCTGAACAGTATACCGAACCCGTCATAGACGCCGACCTGATACGGAAATATAGACGGAATATCTACTTAAGAAAGTTCCTGGAACAGCAGCATTCGCTCCTGTTCGGGGAACAGTATACTATCGATGTGTTTGATCCTGAAGGTGAGCCGGATACCGAGCTGGCGAAACACATTAAGGCGATGCTGGATGCGAAGGGGGTCCGGTTATGGCATAATATGCAACGGGCATACCCGGACATCGCGTTTTATGGTATCGCGGTATTCAATCCTGTCTGGGAACAGGTTGGCACGGAATGGCAGTTAAAGAAACTGAAACCTCTCCCGGCCTACACCTTCAGAACGGGATCGACGTATGAAGGCACCTGTTACGTATTCTCCGATATCCTGCCCGGGATTATCCAGACGGATAAAGGCGAGATCAAATATTACCAGGAACAGGCTGACGGCACACTTGATGAACTGACGAACGTATCAGTCGTGCGGAACCCTACGGATGACAGTTACGTCGGTGACCCGCTGTATTCGCCATTATATCCAATACTGAACCTGATGAACTTCTCCTGGAAAGCCCAGATGCAATGGGTTAATAGATGGGGTGCCGGAGGGAACCTTCTTATTAAGGTAACGAACGCCACCGGGGATGATATCGACTACGCCCAGGACCTTCTGAGGAATTACGGCAAGAATACTGGGTGGACGTTACGCGATAATATGGAACCGATCATGCTGGGCGACGCGAACAATGCCGCGACGGCGTTAGATACTATCGGCGTCCTGCACAAACTCATGATCAGTTATTTCTCACCGGCGGATATGTTACGGAACACTAACGGCAACCAGTTAGGCGGCAGCACAAAGAGCGAGATGGAGCTCCTAATTAACTACGTCCGGCGGCAACATGATATCCTTACCACTGGGTTCGAGGATATGATCGATGAATACTTCCCGGCGAATGGGTATGAGGAAGGCTGGCACGTTAAGATCTATATCCCGACAATGAGTATCGAGAAGGCGGAGATCTGGCTGCAGCAGGCGCTGGCCGGCGATAAGATGGGTGTCCTGTTAGATAACGAGAAGAGGGATCTCCTTGAACGTGACGAACTGGATGATGAAGGGTTAGCCCAACTGGCAGCCGAACGGGCAACCCGTCCCGTCCAACCGGAACAGGTGAACGAGATGCAAGGTATAGCGGCATTGATGGCAGCAACCCCGCTCAACCCGGAGAAGGGTATTAAGACATATAGGAAATATAAAACCAAACAAATATCTTTATCTAACGAGGAGTGATCGTGCCCTCCATCACCGCGATACGGGACAGTATATATAGGGATCCGGATCGTGACTGGTTACTCTGGGATCTGGACCCGAACGACCCGAACGATAGCGAGTGCGCTATTCAGGCATATAAAAAGATGCTGGATAAGGTATTCAAGCGGATTAAGAATGAGATAAACGAGATCGACTTTTCCGAGACGAAGAACGTCACGCACCAGGGCCGCGGGGTGCTCACCTTCGCCATCTCACTAACCGCCATGACTGCATTGATTGATAAAGCGATCATGGCGATGCAGCCTTCTATTAAGGAAGATGTGAAGAAACAGGTTATCGCTTCGTATAAACAGGGCTGGACGTTTGAGAACGAATTAGTAGCACCGATCATGGGCGGGGCTCCGTTCGTTATAGGCAAACGTGATTCTCTTGTGATCGATATCCTCACCGATCAGGGTATGCAGTCTATCATTGGCGTTACGGATGATCTCCGGCAACAGATCGGGCGTAACCTGGCGGAGGGCCTGATGAACGGTGAAGGGGTATACGATCTCACTAAACGGGTGCAATCCACATCAGACGATTTCAATTGGGCCAGGAGCGAGCTGATCGCCCGGACGGAAGCGGTAGCTGCTCTTAATAAAGCCAGCACGGAATATTATAAATCACGTAATATAAAACAATGGCGGTGGTTATCGGCGGGGGATGACGGCAGGACGTGTGAAGATTGTCTGGCGAAGGATGGGAAGATATATGATGTCGGGGATACTGAACCCCCGGAGCATCCTTCATGCAGATGCACCAGTATCCCCGTGATCGAGGGCCTGAACGATGAGAGCACGCTGGAGTGGCGTGCACGCCGGGGGCTTGATTAGTTGGCATCCGGTAGGGTATTCAGCGATAGGGAGAGAACGTATATTGATACCTGGGCGTATAAGAAGAGCTGGGGTCAGATCGCCCGGGAACTTGGTGAACTTTATGAGGAGGATAACGGCGGATCCCGGACGTCTCGCGGGGTGCAATCGTATGTCAAGGCCCGGGAGCATGAGGACCGGCTGCCGTCCCCGAAAGTGCTGGTGCCGATAGACTCACAAGTGATGCTGCTTGCCAAGGCGAAAGGATACACCAAAAAAGATATATCGTTTTTATTAAAGGCTGTGTTAGTGGAGATCAATAATTAACCTTTAACAGAACGCTTCTATTTGCCTTCATATTATCGTTCTGTTGGCCGATCTCTTCTCACACTATACAAACTACCCACAAAACAAACTTTACGC